GTCAACGAGCGCACCGGCGATTCTGTCTGCCACCTTGTCCGGGTGGCACGGATTCACTTTTTCAAACATGGTGTTACCCCTTTCTCGCACGAAGCAGGCGCTCCATGAGGTCATCCTGCGGTGTGGACTCGCCGTATTCTGTGCTGCAGTTTTCTTTCACGATCTGGAAGATTTCATTCCAGAGCCGAACCGCCTGGTTCATGTAGTTGATGCCGATGTTGATAAACGGGGACGGGATCGGCTTTCCCGTGGTGGGGTGCTTGGAGAGAAAACCCATGCGGTTGGTCATTTCCTCGCACTGCACCCAGCGGGCGGAACACATGGCGTATCGCTCCAAAAGCTGCGGTGACACCTTTGCGGCGCAGCCGATGCCTTTGAGCCACTGCCAGGTTTCTGTGTAAATTTCCTGTGCCTGCAGGACGCTGCCGTCCCGCTGCTCGGCAGAAAGAAAATCATGGGGCTTCGGCATGGCAACACCCTCGACTTCGGGAATGTCCAGCACTTCAAGTTTTCTGCCGCCGGGATTACCATTTTCGGCCTTGTCCTTGACTGCGGACTTCTTCCTTCCCGCACCGAGTCTTGCGCCGCCGCGCCCGCCTGTGTTATTTGATTTTGTGGGCATTTGTGACATCCTTTCCGGTGGCAGATAAGTCGCTGCCTTTAATTACCCTTTTGATTTCGCCTTTTTTGCACACGTGACCCCACGCCCGTTCCACGGGGAAGAGGCCGTAGAGATTTTGACCGCCCCTACCGGTTCTCCCGATTATGCCAGCGATCGCCGCGTTCGGCATGAATCCGGGCATGGCACTCTTTGCAAAGGGCCATCAAATTGCTGCGGTCGTGGGTTCCTCCTTGTGAGAGAGGGAGCTTGTGGTGAATCTCCTCGGTTGGCGTGTACACACCTTTCGCAAGGCAGACTTCACACAGTGGGTGCTCCGCAGCATAGCTGTCCCGGATGCGCTTCCATGCCCGTCCGTACCGGCGCTTGGTGGCTGGGTCACGGCCGTACCGTTCGTAGCGCTGGGCTTCCAGCTTCTCGTGTTCCGGGCAAAAGCGCCTGTCTGTCAGGTTGGGGCATCCGGGAAAAGAGCAGGGCCGTTTTGGTCTCATCGGCATTTCTCAATCACCTCCGGGGATAGAAAAAGCCTCCGCAGGATTGCTCCCACGAAGGCTTGGCCCTATTTTTACACTACCATAATATCACTTATCAATGTGCCATTCCGTGCCAAAGTGTGCCAACTTTATGCTGGCGGCTGGAAATTTCTCAGGGCCGAGGCATGGATGCGATGAACCGTCCGCATGGACACACTCATCAGCACCGCAATCTTCTCCCAACCGTAATTATTGATGTACCGGAAGCGGAGAAGAAGCTGCTCATCCACATTGGCCAGCTGAGAGATAGCGTCACTGATTTCGGCTTTCAAATCTACCAGCCTGTCTATCTCCTCGTTTATCTTTCTCTCCGCGTCGATGATTTTGCAGATGGTCTTCTCAAAGGGCGCTTCCGTGCTCCTCATCTTGGAGACCCGAATGCCGTCATAATTCACTCCGCTCAGGCTGGTAGCCAGGTCGCGCAGTCTGTCCAGCTCGGACAAATCGGAATTGATGCGTTCGTTCAGCCGGTAGGCTTGGGAGAGATATTGCTTTGCCGTCATCTGGCGATTCCTCCTTCCTGTATTTTCTTCATGAGCGCCTCACCATCCAGACCGGAGAGCAGTTCAAACCATCCGGAGCGGAAGAATCGCTCAAGGCTCTGGAGCTCGGTTTGGTGCTTGAGATAGGTTTCGTGCTGCTTGTCTTCCTCATCCCGTGGCGGATTTTGTTGAAACCAGTCGAGCTCCGCATCGTAATCCTTTGCTGCCAGCACCACGATGGCGTGGGCCAGCCGGGTATAAGCGTCATCCACAGGCGTCACACCTCCAGTGCCACTTTGACCGCATCGATAAGCGCGGCCTGTGTTCTGTCCTTGGCCTCCAGCGCCTTCAGGATTCTCTCGTCGATGGTGCCCTTGGTGATGATATGTTGTATCACCACTGTTCCGGAGCTCTGGCCTTGCCGCCACAGTCTGGCATTGGTCTGCTGGTAGAGTTCCAGAGACCACGTCAAACCGAACCAGATGAGAGTGGAACCACCGGCCTGCAGGTTGAGCCCGTGACCGGCTGAGGCCGGATGGATGACGGCCACCGGGATTTTGCCGCTGTTCCAGTCGGCGATGTCCTTGCTGGACTTCAGCTCCCGGACATCAAAGCGCTTTTTGATACGCTGTAGGTCGTGACGGAACCAGTAGGCCACCAGAATCGGCTTGCCATTGGCGGATTCGATGATGTCCTCCAGCGCGTCCAGTTTCCGGTCGTGGAACTCTATCGTGTCGCCGGTGTCGGCATAGATGGCACCGTTGGCAAGCTGGGCCAGCTTTCCGGTCAGGGCCGCTGCGTTGGCAGCAGTCACCTCGCCGTCCGGGAGCTGTAGGATGAGCGCCTGCTTGAGCTCCTCGTACCGGTCGGCCTCCGCATCGGATAGATAGACCTCATAGCGGGTGGAAACCAGCTCTGGCATCTTCAGATGGTCGGTGGATTTCATGGAAATCGTGATGTCGGAAATCCGGCTGTATATGGCTTCCTCCGCTCCCAGCATAGGTTTGTAGGAGTAGATGATTTGCCCGTTGCGTTTGTCCGGGAGGAAGAAGGTGTTCCGGTACTGCGTGATGAAGCGACCGAGGCGATGGCCCATATCCAGCAGCCGGAACTCTGCCCACAAATCCATGAGGCCATTGGACGAAGGGGTGCCGGTCAGCCCAATGATACGCTTGAGCTTGGGCCGGACACGCAGTAGGGCCTTGAAGCGCTTGGACTGGTGATTTTTGAAAGACGACAGTTCGTCGATGACCACGGTATCGTAGTCAAACGGGAAGCCGCTGCTCTCGATGAGCCAGCTCAGGTTCTCCCGGTTGATGATGGTGATATCCGCACTGACCATCAATGCGGCCTTCCGCTCTCTGGTACTGCCCACAGCAACGGTATAGGTCAGGTCTTGCAGGTGTGCCCATTTTTCGATTTCCGCAGGCCAGGTATCGCGGGCTACACGGAGGGGCGCGACCACCAGAACACGATGGGCATCAAAGTTGTCGAACAGAAGGTCGGCGATGGCCGTCAGGGAGATGACCGTCTTGCCAAGTCCCATATCGAGCAGGACAGCTGCCACGGGGTGGGCTTCGATGTAGTCGATGGCATAAGCCTGATAATCATGTGGCTCGAAGTTCATCCAGCATCCCTCCAATCTGCTCAGTGCTGTCAATCACATACACCCGGAAGCCCAGAGACCGCAGCAAGCGGTGCCGTGCCAACTGGAGCGGGCGCGGGGCTTTTCCCGGTGCTTTCAGTTCTACAAAGGCAATAACGCCATCCGGTAGTAAGACAAGGCGGTCGGGCATCCCGTCGAAACTCGGAGACACGAACTTTACGGCGATGCCACCGGCCTTCTTAACCATCAGGGATAATTTTTTCTCGATGTCCTTTTCTCGCATATAACGCTCCTTTTCTCTGGTCGTGCAAGGTGTATCAATGCCAATACAAGACTTTTTCTTATTCTGAGTTTTATAGCCCTTAGAAAAAGTCTGTAAAACACATTGATACACCTTGTCATTAGGGCTCTCAGGTCAGGAAATCGTCTCCGGCATCATCCACGTCCGTCCTCAGCCTCACACCCTTGAAATAACGCTTCCTATTCAGGGTCACACGCTCAAATCCGGCGCTCTCCAAAGCGAAATAGAAGTCTGCCGTACTGCGCACATACTCGTTGGTATCGATGCAGTAGTTCCGATACGCCTGATAGAGCGAGGAGGAGCTCTCCCGGAAACCGTCGCCGGTCTCGCACTTGTCCTCCATGAAGTGACCGAACCAGTCGTTCTGGCTCCGGTATTCGTCGATTGCCGCCTTCACGCAGGCCGGGACAGGAATCTGGTAGTCCAGGTCGATGACCTTTTTGGCACCCTCGATGACCCACGCCAGAATGCTCTCTCCGGCATTGTCATAGAGGGACTCGCCGTAGTTCTTGATGTCGCTTTTGCCGGTAATCTTGGCGTTGAACGGGATGACGATGAGCCTACGCCAGATACCATCGTCGGATGCGCTGACACGAGGCAGATGATTGGTGTACAGCACCAGCGTGTGGCAGGGCTTGAAGGAAAACGGGTCTTTGTACTTCTTCTCCGCGAATACATCATCCGTGGAGCAGAGCTGCTTGACCGTAGAATCGTTCAGACGGGCACCTTCCTGCATTTCGGCAGCGATGAGGAGCCGCTTGCCCTTGACCTCCGCCATCTCCGGCTTGATATTTCTCCGGCAGCCCACGGTCAGGGTGTCGGCGGAGATATTGCCGCTGTACAGCCCCAGCACACGGGACACCGCATTCCAGAAGGTACTCTTTCCGTTCCGGCCATCTCCGTAGGCAATGATGAGGGCCTCCACATAGACCTTTCCGATAGCGGCCAGACCGCAAATCATCTGGACATAGTCGATGAGCTCCTGATTGTGCTGGAAAATGAGGTCGAGGCAGTCCTGCCAGATTTTCTGCCCCTTCTGGCCGGGTGTGACGGAGGTGATTTTTGTGATGAAATCCTCCGGCGAGTGCTCTCGCGCTCCGGCCATTCCCTTGCGCAGGTCGTAGGTGGCCTCTGGGGTATTGAGGGCAAAACAGTCCGCATCCAGGTCTCTGGGCGAAATCTCCAGCATGGGATGGGATTCCTTCAGCGCCGACGTGATGTACTTGGAGTCCCGGCGCTTGATAACGAACGCCTGATACGCCTTCGCCTGCAGAAATTCCTGAAACGCCTGCAGCTGCTCGTCGTTCATGAGCTGTTCGGCCTTTGCCTTGGAGGTGCCGTCCAGAATGGTCTGGGCTCCGTTGTTTTTCATCTTTACCAGTGCATTCATCAGGTCGCGGTTGGCTTCCTTCATCTGGCGACGGGTCAGTTCATGGGCCACGGCCTGTGCGCCGGGTTCGGATTCCTGCCAGTAGTGGTCACTGTAACGGATGAAGTGGGTGGCCGGAGAATAGCGGAGTTCCCCGGAAAAGTAGCGGGCCATGACCTCAGCCTGACCGACGTCCGAATAATCCTCCGGCTTATAGCTGCTGGGGTCGTTATAGGCTTCCGGAGGGACGTACCCGGCCTGCTCCCGGATGCGGGAGAAGAAGCGCTGGGCGCTGTGCCAGATGGTGTTCAGTTCACTGTTCTCCAGCGGAGGCACACACTTGGCGGCCTCGTCCAGGAACGCCTGATACGCCTCGTCGGTATCACCGTACTTTTTGATGACGCGACCGGCGAAGCGGGACATGGTGGCGTTTCGGCTGCCCTCCGGGATAACGGTACTCTGACCAAAACCGCCGTCTGGCAGCTCGGTATCAAAATCGTCCTCCTCCAGAAACTCAGTCAGATTCATCCGGCCAGGATACAGCGCGACCTCTGCTGCGGTGGTGCCGAAGAAGAACCGGGCCGCGTCGAGTGCATTGGTATCAAAGTACGGGAAAATGGAATTGACCAGCTTCTTCATATCGCTGTAGAGCGCCGGGTCGGTCACATAGTCGATGGGAAAAAGCACATGGAACTTGGGCCGTGCGGCCTTTCCGTTTTTCTCCCGCATATTGAAGCGGCTGAAGTGGACGGCAAAGGTGACGCCGGGAAACTGCTGGAGAACATCCTCCGGGGTAATCCAGTCCTCCGGATTCTCTGAGTGGTCGTTATCGCAGTCCACCGGGAGGCAGTCGCTCCCGATGAAGTTATCGCCGTTGCGGTAGCTGTTCTGGTATTCGGCGCAGACATAGTCGTGGCAGACAGCGGCCTTCAAAGAGGCTTCGTCCAGCACCACATGCCTGTGCGGATAGGAGCAATTGCCGGGATTGCCGGTGACGTCGGCGCTATAAATTGTGAACATCAGTCATACACCTCCGCCGCTTCCTCCTCCAGCACCTTCGTGATGAACTTCAGCGCCCGAATCGTAGTCTCCAGCTCACAGTCGCCGCCGAGGACGACCTCAAAGCCGGGACAGCCATACTTGTTGACATAGCTGCGGACTTCCATATCCGTGCTGGCTGCATCCTCGATGCGGAAGTAGGTGCGACCGCCGTGGCCGCTGTCGCCGCCCTGATAGCCGGTGGTGCCAGCCTCGACTTCGAGGATATTGGCGCTGACCACATCGCGGGTATAGGTAGTGAGCTCGGTGCCGTCCTTCAGGATGCGGCTGTTTTCTTTGATTTCGTACATGGTCTCAAACCTCCTGACAATCTTCGTAAAATCTCTTGAAAAGCGGTATGCTGGTACAGATTTTAGCGGTTCATTTGAGGAGCACGTACAAGACATACACGCCCTTGTCAAGTATCTCAGGAATTCTGACTACGAGGCTGACCTGAGACAGATTGTTCGGAAAGCGTTCTACATAAAGTGCAGGTCAGGAGGAAAGGCATACTGGGCACGGCCACATTCAAAGGTTATTCGGTTCCCTCAGTCCGAAACCGGTCTAATGCTGGAGCAATACTACAAAGGCATTGCGCCGGATATCTACTTTGTCGATTTTGACGCATACCAGTCAGCCGGAATCACCTTTGATGACCTACGGGCGCTTGGCGTTACAGACAAAATCATCACCGGGGACGAAAAAACCTGGGGTGAATACTATACCGGCAATCCTGGCCGACAGCCTGAGTGGAGAACGGCCGGAGACTTTCGCTGGAAACTCGGCATTGATAAGTTGGAAGAGGCCCTTCTCTACATCTCCCAGCATGCGAAAGCTAAAGACGCCTTAATAAAATCACAGGTGATTTTTAAGACACTGCAGGAGAACATGACCCGCCTTGTTGGTACGGTTTATATCGGCGGAGGAACGCCAAATAAATATGACGAGCCTGCAGATGTAATCC